CGCCCCCAAAACGCTCCGACTTAATGGGGACGCCGCCGCAATGCTCGCCATGGCCGACACCCCGTTCCAGTTGTAGAATACGACGCCAGCCACGATTTCCTCGCCGCGCTCAAGGCCAATACTTGCCGACGCTTCCGGGTGGTAGATGCCGCCGGTGCGGGCATACACCCAGCGCCCGACATCGTGCCCGGAGATTATATTCCCGACCATCCGCTTTGATACACTATGTCGGTCGATGTCCATTGGATGTTAATGCCGCGCGTAGAACTGGCAACCGCCAAGCTGGCGCAGTAACCGACGCCGTTTACTCCTTGCCAGTTATTGGAAATAGACAAGTTTTGACCCCACAACGACAATCCCCACACGCCAACGCCCCACAACGGGGAAGATGCAGGAACGCCCACCACTATGGGAAAAGTTGGAGCCGCGATATCGAAATCGACGTTAATCGTCGCGTTTACGTTCGGCGTGCCATTAGTCAACACGTTCAGCCGAGCGCGCGTGTAGTATTTAATCGAACCGCGAGACCCGAAGTAGTTAAACGCCTGTAATGCCTGCGTATTGATATTGTCACTCCCGTCCTGGTAGGTCAACGTCCAGGCTTTCATTACTTTTCCGGCAGTGCCAAAATAGGGAAAATCGTTTAGATTCTCCCAGCAACTTGCCGCCCAGCCGGTAAAACGCGCCCATGATTGGGTGTTCGTGTTCATCACAAATTGCTCTTGCGCGGTAACGCTAATCGGAACGTTGACGATCAACGCGGAGTTTTGCGCGGAAAACAGCATTTCCCAGCCGAAAGACGCCCCATACGTGCTTGCCACGGCCGCAAAAGCGCCGCTGATTTTGTCCGTCACCGCTACCCGAGGATCAAGGCGCGAACTCTGCAAGGTTGACGCCAAAGGAACCAACCCGTTTAGAGTTAGAATGAGTAAATCGCCGCCGTATTTCATCAGGCACCGCGCGCCGATAGGCGTGCCCAACGCCCAAACACCGGCAAGCGCCCAGGTTGCCGAACTGGCCGGGTCCGTGCCCCGGTAGACAATCACCTCGCCCTTGCTGGTGATAAACACCAAATTGTCGTCTACGCCGTAACCTGCGTCGATGGTCCATGCTGCGACCGCCACCAGATAGCCGCCTTGGCGCGCGATAGAGCTTAAATCCAGCACATTGGCAACGCCGCCGACTGCCGAAGTCGGCAGATACCACGCTTTGAGCGATTGTTTTTGCACGAACCAGACGCGGCTTTTGAATAGCGCGACATTGGAAAGACTGGTCGTCGTAACGCCGGTGATGGCGATGGCCGATACAGCGGTAATCGCCGCCCAGGTGGTGCCGTCGTAGAGCAGTGGCGCGTCAACGCCGTTCACCGCGTAGATATAGCTGCCTCCGGCCGTGGTGACGTTGGTGTATTCCCAGCGCCCATTGCTCAGGCCAGTCACAACCGCAGCGCCGACAACGCCGGAAGAAGTAACGTCAAAGATCGAAGACGGCGTATCCGCAATAGCAAACAGCTTGCTGGCCGTGCCGCTGGTATATGCCATCAGCGTCTCAACCGTGCCCGTGATGCCGGTCACGTGGTCCGTGTAGCCGCCGCGAAGGTTAACGGCCCCCACGTCCGGGAAGAAATTAACAAGCGTCACAGCGTCGTTTGCCGCCATGTCGGCCAAGCTGTCGCGCGCATTCCAGCCGCCGACCGGCGCCGACAAGCTGACCGCTTTGGCAGCGCGGTTCTGGATTAACGCGGGTGTTCTACGCCGAGCCATAGCCGCTGTCAGGAATGTTGTCGTAGGTAATCAGGACCGACCCAGGACGAGGCGCGAACGACAAGTTCGCCGCGCTGGTGTCTTGCGCAATCACAATGTCCAGTTCGCGGCTGTAATTGCGATACATGGCCGTTGTATCAAAGCCCTTCGCCTCAAAATACTTGAGCTTGGTGGCCAACACCATCAGTCGATCAGGGAAGATGCAGGTATCGCTATCCAGCGTGAAGCTATTCTTGAGCGCGCCGGTAGACGACCGCACCCAAGCTAGGCTGCGGTATTCGTAGCCCAGTTGCTCGGCACTGGAAAACCCCGGCCAGATTTGGAAATAGGATTGGAACAAACGCCAGCGCAAGCGCGGCCCGGTGCTGATGAAGCCCGACATCAGCCATTCCCACTGCTGCGGGGTTTCCGGCCCGAGCATTTCCCAGTGCTTCGATTTGTCCCACTGCGTGCGCGGTGTAATCGACGCATAATCGCTCGGCAGGTCGTATTGCATCTTTTGGAAATAGACGGTCGCAGCCGTTCCCGCCGCCGTGATGTCCTGGTTGAGCGTGACCTGGTTGGCGTTGTCCACCGACACAATCATGGCGTTCTGGCCGATGCCATCGCCAACCGCTTGATACGTGGTGTTGAGCGTCGCCGTCGTCGGAATGCCGCTGATCGTGCGCGCCGCCGTGGTCCATGTGCCCGTGGTGGTCAGATATTCGGTCGAAAACAGGTGCTGCGACGCCATCGAACGCCATTCCGCCGCGCGGACCAATTCGTATCCGCACGCGTTCATCAGCGCCAGAAGCTGCGTCACGTCGGCCACGGGGTTGCCGACAACCGTTGCAGGCGTCGGAATACCAAGCTCCCCCGTCACCTGCCCCATAAGTTGCAGCATTGTGCTCGACATGGGTTATTCCGCCGTTGTGCGAGGTCGGCCCACCCGCGGCGTCATGCTGGTAATCATCGCGCGCAATTCCGCCAATTCCGCCCGCGTTTTTTCAAGTTCAAGAGCGGTTTCCGACATGTTTTGCCGCGCCAGGAACGCCCGCGCCCGCTCGCGCAATCCCGGCCCGCCCATACCGACGCGCTGGAGCTGCGCATCGCTGGCGCCCGCGACCTGCTCGACGGTGGCGAAGTGCAGAATCTGTAATTCGCCCAGCATATGCTCGGTCAGCGCCTCGGGTTGCGCCGCATTCCAATTTTTGAGACTGTTGCCGACCGCCGCGTCAGGGCTGGTCTGACGCTGGAAATTCAGCCAATGCAGCGGAAAGCGCCGCATATGATAATCGCGCGCCGGCGTGTCGATCACGGTCAGATCGTTGCCTGGAACCGCAATGCGGACAAACGGCTCACCGACATGCGGCTCAAATTTGTGATGGTAAAATTCCACGCTGAGATGGGTATCGGCTGCCGATGTATCGCTATCGAGAGGCATTGAAATCTCCGGTTAATTGGTTGCCGCGTTCGCCATCATCGCCGCTACGGCAGGCAGCAGGCCGCGCCCCAAGACGCTGATCGACGCGCCTAGGTTGGCCAGTTGGGTTGACGCCGATTGAAACTCGACCGCCTGCCGTGCCATCCAAGGCGCCGCCGAAAAGGTCTGATCTCCGACCGTGTATAGCTCGGGTTCGTCGTCGTCGTTCTGGCGTTGCTCATAGGCGTGCCCGCAATCGCCTTCGTAACTGCTGTCGTAACCAAACAACCGAATGTCGCGGAATCCCAGAACATAGGCAATCGACATGCTCAGGATGCCGACCGAAGATCCGCCGCCGATTAGGACGCGCTCACGGTCGCATGGGATGTGGGTTAGCCCTGGGAAGCTCGGATGCCAAATAACCACGTTGTCCGCAGCGCCGAATTTATCAAGCACCGCGCGGTTGCACGTCGATGCGATTAGATGGGTATCCGCTGGCCCCACAAACCCCGCAGCGCCGGGTTGCGCGTCCACCAGCACGAAATAGTCAGGCACGATGCCCGCGCGCTCTAGCATGGCCCTGGTGCCGTTCATGGCAAACACCGCAGCACCGGCTTTTTGCTCGGCCCGGATAGTTTCCAGGAACACGCTCACCGATGGCCCGCCGCCGATCAGTAGCGCAGGGTTGCCGGTTTCGGCTTGGTGCCGCAGCCACGGGTAAGGAAGCGTGCTGGCGAATTCGACATTCGCCAGCACGTCCGTTGCCGCCGTGTTGCAAGCAACCGGGAGCGTTTCGTCAAGGTTGCTCGGCAAGATCACTAGGTGATCTGGCCTTGCAGATGCGGACGATCAATCGAGACAACCAGCGTCGCGGTCGTGGTGGTGACCGTGGCGAGGTTGGCAGATCGCGCGCCGAGAATCTGCCGTCCAGTGGCAGCCGTGGGCATGATGCTGCCCGCAGTGGCCGACTGATAAACCGCAACCTGCGCGAGCGTTTGAACCGCCGTTTTGGCGATAACAGCCAATCCGCCGATCTGATACCAGCCGAACAGGCCCGCTGTGTTGGCCGACATCGCCACCGCAACAGGTTGCCCCAGGCCCGCCGTGTTGGCGCTGAGCGCGGTCTGATAGGTCGTGGCGTTATACGTCACCAGCGACCCCACCGCCGTGCTGGCAACGCCCACCAGCATGATAAACTCGCCCTCGCCATAGGTGGGATCAACGGCGCGGACAACCTGCCCAAGAGTGTTAGGCGGCGTCGGGATCGCAGCAGATCCGTTCGCCATAGTCACGCCGGCATCGGTCTGAGCGATTTGCAGATACCCGATGCGGCTTTCAGTGAAAACATAAGCCATGATTTGCTCCTTACGCGATCAGAACGCCGCAGAATTGCGGACCGCTGGAGGTCATGTTGCCCGCCCAGCCAATCAGTTTAACTACCGCGTCCTGGTTGACCGCTTGGCGCTCGCCGCCGATTGGAACAAAATTCCGCGCGGCATGAGGCCGGAACATGAGATATTTCGTGTTCAGAAACCACATGTGCGCTGCCGTCGCCGCGCTCCCGACACCACCGTCAAGAACCACGTCGGAGGCCATGCCCGCGCCGTAGTATTTGAGCGACGCGAACCCCGCACCGGCCGCGCCCGAGCCGCTTTCGGTAATCCGCTGGATTGCCTGGAGCGACTGTAGATACAGCTTGTAGTAGGTGTTGTCAGTCACGATCAGGTCGGGCTTGTCCGTGCCGCGAATCAGCTGCACCGCAAGCGCGTCCATATACCCCTGAATGTTGGTTGCGCTGACCGCCGCGCCGCCATCGGTAAGACCGCTGTATTTCACCGACCGCCAGAAGGTGAACGTCGCACGGTTAATCCCGCCGTAGGTCCCAGTGGTGGGAGCGTCTGGGATTGCGGCAGCAAGGCCGGTGATGTTCTTGCCCGCGTTGCCGGTGCCGTCCAGGTAGATGTCGGAGCCGATGCGGTTCATCAGCTGCGCCTCGGACACCTCCATGCGCCCGTCAAGCAGGTCAATGATCTGCTCCTTGCTGTCGTTCTGGAGCATTTCCAGCCCCGAAATCGACACGGCGGAGGCATACTGCGTGATAGAGAACTGCGCCGCGCTGATCGGGCTGTTCTGCGACACGTCCAGCACTTCGTAACCCGAATACGAGTTCGTGTTGTTGGTCGTGCTGTCGTTGTACATGACCTCTTGGAAGATCACGTTACCACCGCTGAACGTCTTGACGTTGCCGCGCTCTTTAAGGCGCCGCAGCAAGGCGTTGTTGTTCGTCACGTTGTCGGCAAGATCGCCGGATCGACTTTGAATGGTCGTGGCGATGATATCGCTGACCGAGCTATTTGCGAATGCCATTTAGGCAGCCTCCAAATGATCTAGAGACGCTCACTCAACCCCGAGAATTGATCCTCAAGGATGGAGCGCCTGTCTGTCGCTTTGGTTGCCTGTTTCGCTCCGGGTGTAGAGCCGCGAACACTTACCGCCGCAGCGCGCGCTGATTTGGCTGCTCGATCCGCCGCGACCCGCTTATCGGCCGCATCCTGTAAGGATTTTTGCGAACTCTCGAACAATCCGTCATCCAGACGCAGCGCTTTCGTGTAGGCCTCTTCGATCGAGTCCGCAGACCCGCCGTTCAACAATCGAATCATCTCAGGCATCAACGTCTCAAAATGCTCGTGTGTAGACGAGAATTTAGATATATCTGCCTGCAGCGCCCTTTCTTCAGCGGCAGCGGCGGCATCCTTTTCGGCTTGCCACTGCCCTCTCAACTGGTTCATCTGATTAGCCAGATCGCTATACCGAGCATCAACCTGTGGGTTGTTTTCGGGCGTTTCTGACGCACCAGATAAATCAATGCCATAATTATGTGCAAGCTGCCGCAGATATGCAAGCCTTTCTTGCGGCGCGCTCGACCGCAACATGCGGTCCGCCTCCAAAAGCGCCCTTACCGCCGTCGGCGCATCAACGCCAAGACCGCGAATTGTGGGCAAATACGGCTCAACCGCCGCTTGCATTGAATCGGCAAACCGCGCTTTTTCCTGCAACGGCAAAACGCCGTTGCGCATCTCTTCCTCGCGCTGAAAGGCGTATTCGCGCAGTTCCGGCGCTGCGGTATCCCACAGCCCGTGCTTTTCTTTTTTCCAGCTTTGCGGCGGGCGATGCCAAGCCGGCGGCTCAGCCTCCGGCTCAGGCGCAGCAGGCGGTGCCGATTGCGCTGCAAACTTCCCGGCGGCGTCACGTGAAACAACAGGCTTCTCGGCAACCGGATCAACCGGCGCAACAGAAACAGCGGCAGCCTCGTCAAACTGTTGCGAAAGTATCTCGCGCCGATCCGGAGCAGCGTCTTCAATAATAGTTTCAGACATACTATCTCCTGCTGGCGCGGTCGCGCAGTTCCTGCGCAACCCGCGAAATTTGGCGTTGGCTCAAATTCTCAAATTGCCCGTAAAGCGCCCGCTTCCGCGCATCGCGCTCGGCTTTCGGCGTCTCGTAGGGCTTCGGTGCGGGCGGCTGTTCGTTCCCAACCTCGATGCACCCGTGCGATTGCAAATGCTCGCGATGCCTCGACCGGCTACCGATCGTGCTGCCGTCGATCATGCTGGTATAGGGCTGGATGTCAGGCACGATTTGCAAACGCCGCTCGACGCTTTCGCGCTTCACCACCAGTTCGCCGTTTTCCAGGATGTAAACGGTCATAGAACCGGCTCCATCTCCATCCGCGCCCCTGCCGCAATCTCGGCAACGCGAATCTTTGTTGCGCTGTCAAGTTCGGCCTTCCATCGGTCAAACTGTTCAACCTGGGCCAGCTCTTGCAACTTGGCCTGCTCGCCCAACGCAATCCGCTGTTGTTCAATCGCGGCGGTCGCCTCGGCCTTCATCTGCTCGATCTGCAACTGCGACTGCGCCTTTAGCTGCTCAATTTGCATGTCCGCTTGCAGTTGCGCTTGCAGCACTTGCGCATCGAATTGCGCCTTTGCCTGCATTGCTTGACCCTCAGCCTGCATCCGCATTTGATCGCGCTGACCCTCAGCCTGCATTCGCATCTGCTCGATCTGGCCAGCCTGCTGCAATTTCATCATCTCAGGATTAGGCGGCGGCGGCGGTTGCGGCTGCTTGGACGCCTCCACAAACTGTTTCATCGCCTGATCAATACTGCCCTCCAGGGAACGCGCCGATTTAAACGCTGAGACGCCAAACCGCAGCACCTCGAACAGGATCGGCACCAACTGCGGGCTTGCCTGACCGGCCGGCAACGCCTCACGCATGAACCCGCCGAACGTCTGGATGAATTGCAAACGATCTTGTTTCATCGCGTCTTCGTCGAGTTGCACCAGGCTGTCGCTGGCCACTTCAACGCGGAAATTGCGCATTGGGTTGTTTTTCAACAGATCCAACGCCTGCGGGATCATTTGCTTATCAGCTTCCGACATCTGCGCCGCTGCGGCGTATTCCAGGATCGTTTCCGGCTGAAATTGCGAGCAGATGACTTGCGTTTTCAGCCGCAGCAGGTCCGTCGCGAACAGCGCAACGTCCTCCTGCATCGACCGCAATCGCAACCCGGCGTATCGCCCCTTGATCTGCTGCGCCGTTGCCGTTTCGCTGGCCGCCGTCTGGCCGCGGATAATGTCCGAGATGCCGGTGATCTCGTAAATCTGATTTTTGATCTCGGTCCGCGCGCTGTAGCATTGCATCAGCGCCGCCGCGAGCGTGTCCAGCGGCAGCAGGTCGATGCTGCCTTTCAGCCCGCCTTTTTCGCCGAACCCAGCCCAATTCACGACCGGGATCAGCGCGTTGTTTTCGCCCTCGGTCAGCAGCCGCGCCAATGCGGGCTGGCTCGCGTCATACACGCCCCGCACCCGCAGCGCCTTGACCAGCCCGTCGATGCGGTCGGACAGGATATCCAACTCAACCGCCTGGTCCTGATACAGGACGAAATCAGGCACCGGAACGAGGCTGTCAGAGGTCAGCGTCGCGTAGAGCGGCCGGCCGCACGGGAAGAAATCCTGCAATCCAAGGGGATCGTCGCGAACGTCGATGAAGTCCGTTGCGGACTTCGACATCCAATAGACCCTGCCGGTTTCCTTGCACCACAACTCGCAGATTTTGGCCCGCGAATTGTCGCGCTTTTGATTGTACCCGCCCTGCAACGGTTCCGGCCCGTTATCGAGCGGGATCGTCGCCGCTTTTTCCTCTCCGAACCGCTCGATTAGCGCGTCCCTGCTCATGTAAATCCAGCGCCAGACCTCGGTGACTTCTTCCCATGTCCGCGCGACGTTGTGGCCGAAGTCCTTCCAGTGGACATAATCCACCGGGCTGCACTCGTAGTCGATCTCCTCAGCGACGCTCTGCTGATCGCCGACCATCTCCGCCCCAGCGCCTGCGCCCGCGTATTCGCCCGCCTCTTCCGCCGGATCCTCGTCTACGTCCTCGGTGACCTGCACGCCGTCGTCAGGCTCCCCGGCCTGCGCCCGGACGTGCGGCTCATACCGCACCCACGCCACGCCACGGCCGCCCAAGAAACGATCCTGCACCGCGAATTTCATCGTCGCGCGGAAATCCGGATAATGCTCGATCTCGTATTCAAGCGCCCGCTCGATCAGCAACGACGCCACCCGCCCCACTTGGTCGTCGTCGCCGTGACGCCGCGATACGTCCGCCGTTGGCAGTTTGCTATAGACGGCGGGGCCCAGCGTTTGAACATTGCTCCACAAAATGTTGAACTTCGCGGAACTGTCGCTGCCAGATTGATTGCGGTTGTCGTCGCGATACCGCCGGACGATTTTGGTCGCGCGCCGCTCCCACGCCTTGAACTCGGCATCATATGCCGCGATCACGGCGAGGTATTTCTGCACGCCGGTGTCCACAGGATCAATCATACCCTGTTTCTTTTCTGAGATTCTGCGTTAATTTTCCACATATCGTTGAGCGTGGCCTGATTTTGAGACCCAACCATTAGCACCGCGTCTTTATTTTGAGCAATAGGTTTGTTTTCTGGCGCCCACATCACCGCCATCATCCGGAACGCGTCGGCGGCGTGCGACGACCAGTCGTGCAGCGGCGTCAGCATGTAGGCGCCGGTGTCGGTGTTGTATCGGCGGCGATAGTTGCGCAGCGCGTTGATGCCCGGACGGGTGAACTCCTCGTCGAACCAGCACATCGGCAGCATCGTCCGAACCGCCTGGATGCCGTCCTGCACGCCGATATCGGGCACGATCGCGAATTGGCCGATCCCGCCCATTAGCGCGGCGAGTTGCTCCAGGACTGATCTTCCGCCGCTGGCAAACGTCTTGGCCCGACCGTCGTGCGGCAGGTAGTGCCGAGCGTATCGGTAGCCCCGGCCATTAACTAGATCGGCCACGTATTCCGGCGTCGAGCCGGACGCGCCCCAGTAGTCGATCACGTGGATCTCGAGGCCGACCACCTGGTACCACCAGATCGCCGTGTCGTCGTGGTGGCCGATATCCCAGGCGGTGTAGACCGGCACCGCCGGATCGTAATTGACCGCGCGAATGCGGTTTTCGACCTCGGCTTGGCGGATCTGGTGCGCCCAGAATGCGCCCGAATGCGGCGCGTCGAACGAGCATTCGTATTCCTGGGCGAACTCCTCCTCCGACATCGAGGCGCGCATCCGGTCGATCACGTCCGCGTCAAGGATCCCGGTGTCCTGGTGCCCCAGGAGGTAGACCGAGGCGGATGGATCGCTCTTGGCCCGGTCGTAGGCGGCTTTGAGTTGGCCGAGGCCCTTAGGCGTGCCGCTCCTGACCAACGTGCCGTTGTGGTCGCTGAGCATCGGCAGGATCGCGGTAACCTGCCCCTCGGCCACCGTGTCGTCGTACTCGTCAATGATGATCTCGTCCGCGTAACCGCCGCGCCATGAGTCCGGCCGGTCCATCCCGCCGGCCTGATACACGCCGCCGTTCGGCAGGACGACGCGCATATCGGATTTGAGTATTTTGGCGCCGGGGATCCCGCGAGCGGCGCGCGCCAGCTCGTCCCACAGGCCGGTCCGATCCCACTGCACCTGATAGGGCAGCGTGTGGATCACCCGAGGCGGCGGATACTGGCGATCAATCGTCAGCGCGCGCCTGAGGCCGCGCCACATCAGACCCGCCGTTTTCCCTGCGCGACGGTGGACGACTGCCACAATATCGCGCGCCGTGTCGTCGATCAGCGGGCGCTGCCAGCGGCGCGGCCGGAACGGGAGGGTCTCGACCGTCACCCGGCAATCCCCAGGCGTCGGCAGATGGCCCGTTGGCGTCCGAGGTGGACGCCATTATCCGAACACTTATGCCCGGAAACATTGGACTTCTTGGCCGACGCTGGCGGCAGTCCCCACATAAGTTCCCACATTCGGCGCGCGCTTGCCTGGGACGGCGGCACGATCTCACCCGTCACCAGACGCCTCGATCTCGGGGAGCCATCGATACGTGACGACCGACGGCGCCTCCTCCGTCACCGTCACCGACGCCGCCGGTGTGCCGGCCACCCGGTCGATCACGTAGCGCGCCGCCGCGAACGCCTGCGGGTGCGCGTCGTCGGCCAACACCCGGTCAATCCTCGACATCGCAGCCCCGACACGCTCGAGCGCCAGATCGCTGATCAGCGCGTTGCGCGCCCGACCGCTCAGCACCTCAGCCGAGGTCGCTCCGACACCAGGCGCGCGACCGGCTCCGTTTGCCGGTCCGCCGATGCCGTCGCCTCCGGCAGGGATGCCGGAGGCCGGTTTGCCGGCGGCAGGGCGGTAATCGGCGCCGCCCGGCTGGCGGTTTGGCGCGGGTGTGCGCCGTTTGCGCGGTGGTTTTTCTGTCACCCCCGCCGTTTATCTCAAAAATGATAACGCGGCAATGATATTAACACGAGCGCGCGCGTATTTTTAGACGGTGGGGCGCGGCGCAAATACCCCAACCCAACCCACCCCACCCCCCAAAATAATCCGCCCAGGTCGCAATTTTATCGTTGACGCGCCGCCATCGTGTCGCTAGGTTGTCGTTATCAGGACGGGATGGCCCGGCCGGAAGGAAGGAAAACGAAAATGACCGATTACATCACCACCCGCACATTCCCCAATCACCTCACCGGCCGCGTCGGAGACCTGATCCCGCGTTGGTGCCGCTCTGCCCGCATTTCGCACTTTGACGACGGGCTGG